CAGAAGAAAGATATGAAATAACAGAGGTAGGAATATTTTCTGCTGCGTCAAATCCAGTTGCTGGATCCTTTGACAGTAGGAATATCTATTCTTTTGCTGACACAGACAGTTGGCTATACCAACCTTTTAATTCTTCTGCTATTGAAATTGATCCAGTATATGAGCCACTCGATGGAGAGTCTGAAGATGGTATTATAAATCAGACCTTGAATGTTTTTCAAACAAACGCAGACAACAGGATTTTCACACAGCAAGACAGAGTTGCAAGAAATGAAAGATGTAGGTTTTTAAACAATATTATTGCTATAGTTGGAAATGATTCTACACTTACACAAAATGTTTTAGGTAAACTAGACATAGGATCTGACTCAAAGTATATTAGACTTAACCAAACGACTGTAGATTTTACAAAAAATAGTCCACTAGATGAATTAAGGTTGGCATTTTCTGTTGTCAGTAAAGTTGCTAACTCTAATACCGTTCCAGATAATGTTAAAATATTATTAGAGTTTTCTCATACTGGTATAAACTCTAGCCAGGAGTATGCAAGGCTTGAAGTAGACATTGATGATTCAGCATATTCTGCTGGAACAGCAAATCAAGAAATTGATTTTGGCTTAAATAGGTATGTTGTTGCCACAAAAGCACTTAAAGATTTAAACAAAACAGATAACTTTGACTGGCGTGAGGTTGCTGTCGCAAAAATTTATGCGTGTGTTACTGAAAACAACTTGCCATCAGACCAGTTTTATGTATGCCTAGATGGACTAAGATTAGAAAATATAACATCAACAAACTCTTTGTATGGCTTGACTGGTTACTCTGTAATTAAAACTGTGGGTGCAAAGCCAATTATTAAATCAGCAAATACAACAAACTATATAGAATTTAGATTTGCTTTGGACGTTTAATTATGGCAGATAAAGGAATTAAAAATGTTGTTATTAAAAAAGATTTGTTGGGAAAGGTAACTTCATCAAACTCAAGAATTGTTAGATTTAGGATTATTGCAGAAGATCAAAATAGAAAGTCTGCATACTCTAAAATTTTTATTACTGGATCTGAGGCTGTACTATTTGGCCCTGGGGATGTTAATGTTGTTGGAAATACAATATTTGTAAACTGGTCTGTTGGTCAGACCTCTACACAAATACTTTATGATATTTTTGCTGGATTTGATGGAGTAGTTCCGTCATATGTTGGAACAACTGGATCTCAAAACTATTCATTTTTAAAAACAGGAACACAATCAGTAAGGGCTATAGTTCAAATATCTTCCATTAATCCAGAGCCTACAGAAAACTTAGAAGTGTATGATTCTGGAATCGTAAGTCTGGTATAATTATAGTATGGCAATATTACCCGTACCAGAGCGAGGCCAACCACTAGATGTAACTTATATCTATCAGATTGTTAAGGCTATTAATGATCTTTCTGTTCAGGTATCTCCATCAGTATATAAATATGTAACTGTAGATACCCCAAATGCAGCAAAGCAAAGTGCCAAAGCATCTGAGACTAGGTTTATTGGTGGATACGTTCAGGTCACAACAAGCACAACCCAAACTGCTGGATCTTCACTAACATTTTTTTATGACTTTCCAAGCGAATTTAAGTTTGCTCCAGTAGTAACAGCATCACCAGTCAACGTTGGAAATACAGATGCTGGTAAAGATGTCACAGTTACATTAAGAAGTGTCTCAACCTCAAAGGTCGAGGGTACTGTTAAGTTCAATGCTGGAGGAGACACAAGTATTGGTATTAATCTAATAATTATTGGAATACCAAATTAATGATTAAATGTAAAAAATGTAATGGAAGAATGCTAATAGATAGACAGTATACAGAAATAAATAATTTAGAACTATATTGTATTCTTTGTGGAATGAGAAAATTTTTTCATCCACCCAACAATTCTCAGGAGGGCCGATGGCTACTAAAAAGGGAACAATTGAGAGCGAAAAATACAATGAGTCACCTGTAATATCAGGTAACAAAAAGGTTTGGTTTCTTAACGGAAGCCTAGTTAGAATACATCACTACAATCACTCAAATGGAATAATGTCTGTTTATAATATAAACAAAGATCAAATTGAAAGTTGTTTAATTAGTGACTTTAAAAATAAAAGAGAACGAGCATACACGGTAGGTCAGACTGCTGACTTAGTCAACCGTCATAAAAAATATATGCCATCACTAATGAAACGAGGAGTCATTCCATTTCCAACGGGATCTCAAAAAGGTGGGGCAAGAGGATTTCAAGTAAGATCATATTACTCAGAATCACAGGTAAGAGAGATACGTGATATACTTGCTTCACACCATATTGGCAGACCAAGAAAAGATAAGTTAGTTACTAATGATATTACTCCCAGCAAGCAAGAGTTGACACGCAGAATGGGCGATGGTATACTTACATATAGAAGAACTGAAGACGGACGATTTGTTCCAATCTGGAATGAGTCTATTTAACGAAGGGTATAAAATGGAAAACGAAGACACAAAGGTATCCGTTACACTTGGATACACACTTAACCTTGGCAACTTTCAATCACTAAGACTTGATCTTGGTGTTGTTGATTCAAGACGCAATGGAGAATCTCCAGATCAGGCTTTTGAGCGTGTGTATAAGTTTGTTGAAGATAAACTTACAGCAAAAATTAAAGAAGCACAAGAAGAGGCTGCTGAAGGATAATGGCAGAGCGCAGTGAGCGTTTTGCTTTGCTGTCAAGATATAGTAAGCACTACGCTGAAAAATATAATGTAAAACCAGAAATGAATCTTCACAAAGCACAGCATGCTTCTGGAGACCTTGTAGACTCTTTCACTTTACCAGTATGCTACGACATACTTGAATACTATTTCCAGGTTGCAGAATCACCATCCTGGACTTACTTCGTATTCAATGCAGAAAAAATATTACAGGCAAAAAAAGGTAAAAGTCTTGACGATAAAGAAAGAGCAGAGCGTAGACGTATGGCTAGAGAACAAGGGTGGAGAAGTTGAATAATACAGAATCAAAACTTATTACAGCAGTGCTAAAAGATAAGCAGATGCATGTTCTTCTTCAAGCCAATGTTAACAACCTATTAAGAACCCACGGAGATATATGGGAGTTTATTCGTTTATATTTTGAGGCAAATGCAGCACTGCCCCCAGCAGAATTAGTTACAGAAAAGTTTAGAGACTTTGAGCCAGTAGCAAACGTAGGAGCAACAAAGCACCACCTTGAAGAACTTCAGGGTGAATATTTAAATGATAGCCTAAAAGATATTCTAAGGTCAGCAGCAACAAATGTTCAAAATAATCAGGGCGTTGTTGCACTAAATGATTTAATTACAAAGACATCAGAATTAAAAAAGAATACATCTGCAATTCGTGATATTGATGTTACTGATCTAGAGTCTGCCGTTGCTTACTTCGAAAATTTAAAGAAGCAACAACTTCTCGGTCATGTTGGCATTAAGACTGGACTGCCAGGGTTTGATAACTACCTTCCTTCAGGAATTATGCCTGGGCAACTTGGAGTATTTTTGGCATATCCAGGTATTGGAAAATCTTGGTTAGCATTATACTTTGCAGTTCAAGCATGGAAGCAGGGGAAAAGCCCTCTAGTTATTAGTCTTGAAATGTCGGAGACAGAAGTTCGTAATCGTGTATTTACAATTATGGGTGAAGGTCGTTGGTCTCATAGAAAGTTAAGTAATGGCGAAGTTGAGATGGACATGCTAAAAGAGTGGCATGAAAAAAATCTTCAAGGCAAGCCAGAATTTCACATCATATCAAATGACCAGGGTGGAGAAATTAACCCTTCCGTTCTTCGTGGAAAGATTGATCAGTATAAGCCAGACTTTGTAATTGTTGATTACCTTCAGTTAATGGCTCCTAATCAGAAATCAGATAACGAAACAGTAAGAATGAAGAACCTTTCACGAGAACTTAAACTGATGGCAATTGGTGAAGAGGTTCCAATTATTGCTATCTCATCTGCGACACCAGATGATGTTAACGACCTCTCTAGCGTACCTACACTGGGTCAAACAGCATGGTCTAGACAGATTGCTTACGATGCTGACTGGGTATTAGCCCTTGGTCGTGGTACAAATAGCGATATTATTGAGTGTGCTTTTAGAAAGAATCGTAACGGATTCATGGGAGACTTCCTGGTTCAGTGTGATTTTGACAAGGGATACTACAGATACAAAGACTTTGAAGATAAGTAGTTATAATATGGTATGTCTAAAGTTGAGAAGAACCTCCCACCAACCTTTTACCATCATAAGCCTATTAAAAGGTTTTACCTTGATGGGATAATTTATGACGACTCAATGATCGGCAGACTTAGAGAAGAGTATGTAAGATTATTGACTACAGAAATGAAGTTAAGTGGTTATGTTCCAAGAATTGATCTTGACCCAGACTTCACTATAAGGTATAATGATATTAAGAACTTTTTTGAATTTGAATTATCAATACAGGCAGTCTACGCAGGGAAAAGGAAGAGCACATGGATAGCAGGAATAGACGGAACCAATCCAATCTTTATTCCGCAGAACAAGTCAAGCGAGTCCTTACAGGATCGGGTGTTACCGTAGAGTCTGAACTTGATGCAGACTTTATGATCTTTTGTCCATTTCACAACAACCATAGAACACCAGCAGGAGAAGTACAAAAAGGTAGCGGTATGTTTTTTTGTTTTTCTTGTCAAAAGTCTGCAGACCTTATAGAACTTGTTATGCACACCTCTGGTAGAACTTATTTTGAGTCTGCTAGATTTATTAAAAGCAAAGAAAAGTTAACAAATATTACTACAGAAATTAATAAGGCTCTTGTAAAAGAAGAGCAGTACAAAACATTTGATGAGTTAATTATTAAAAGACTGCACAACAATCTTGTTGCCTCAGAAAGAGCAAGGAACTATTTCACATATAGAAAAATTGAAAAGCCTTCTTGCATAAAGTTCTCATTAGGTTATTCAGAAAAGCAAGACATGGTAACTGTTCCAGTGCACAGCCCAGATGGGATACCTCTAGGCTTTGTTGGCAGATCTATTGAAGGAAAAGATTTTAAGAATACTCCAGGGCTTCCAAAAAGTAAAACACTTTTTAACTTGCACAGAGTTAAGAAATCTGATAGAGTATATGTAGTGGAGTCATCCTTTGATGCAATTAGGCTTGATCAGGTAGGACTTCCAGCAGTAGCAACACTTGGTGCAAACGTATCAAGCACACAAATAGAATTGCTTCAAAAGTATTTCAATAACATTATTGTTATTGCTGATAACGATGAGGCGGGAGGAAACATGAAAGATAGGATAGTTGAAAAACTTTCTACTCGTGTTTCTGTTATTAAACTAAATAATCAGTATAAGGATATTGGAGACATGCCAGACGAAGAACTTAAGAGTTTAGAGTTCCAGTTTGACAAATCAATATCTCTTATGCTAAACTAAGATAACAAACAAAGGAGAAATATATGAGCGTAGTAAAGGGACTCAAGAACATTAATGCCCTGCTCGACAAGCCAAAGTATGAAAACGACGGGCCAAAGTTAAAGTGGCTAAAACTCGCTGATGGACAATCAGTTAAGATTCGATTTATCGAAGAACTTGATGAAGACTCAGCAAACTATAATGAAGGTCGTGGACTAGCACTTGTTGTTAAGGAACACGTAAATCCAAAGGACTACAAGCGTAAGGCTGTAGACACATTGGAATCTGAAGGCCGTGACTGGGCAGAAGAGATGCACAGAAAAGACATGAAGGCTGGCTGGCGTGGTCGCCTTCGCTTCTATTGCAACGTATTAGTTGACGATGGAATTGAAGCACCATATGTTGCAATCTGGTCAATGGGTATCAGCAAGCAGTCATCATTCAATACAATTCGTGAGTATGCACTAGAAACAGGAAGCATCTCAAACGTACTGTGGAAGTTAAAGCGTAATGGTCAGGGAACTGAAACAAATTACACACTAATTCCTGCAGCACCAGACAAGGAACCATTTGCATGGGGAACAGTTGAACCTTATCCTCTTGAGTCAGCACTTAAGAAGATTCCTTATGCCGAGCAAGAAGCATACTATTTGGGCTTTGATGGTCCATCTGTAACTTCATCTACCAACGCAGATTGGTAATATGAATTACGTAGGCTTACATGTCCATACCCATTTTAGTTTATTTGATGGGATTGCTACTCCAGAAGAATACGTTGACCGTGCAGTTGAGTTAGGGATGCCAGCAATTGCCATCACTGACCACGGTACTTTATCTGGGCATAGGGAACTGCACCGTATTGCAAAAGCAAAGGGCATTAAGCCAATTCTAGGTCTA